GTCGATATGTACCATTTGTCATCGCCACACGCGCTTGAGAATGCTCGAGCGCTTGCGTGTGTATTGGCTGACGCTAAATGGGATGTCCCCCTCAAAAGTGAGGTGGCCCACCCATGGCGTCTCGTATGAACTACTAGCGCGATCCCCCTCCGAAAAATAACGGAGGAGCATCGACCAGCCATCCATAACGTGAGTCAGACGCTTCGGTTGCACGTCCCAAACCTTCCACTGCCTCTTTTGGAGGCTGCGGTTAGAGCGGGAATGCAAGCGATGTGCTAGCGGGTTTTCAGGTAGACTAGGACATGCAAGATGCATGTCATTTGTCGGTATTGGACCATATAAATGGGACAATGCTTCTACGATCAAGTCGTAGACACTGAAGTACCCCTTATGCCAGAATGAAGTCGCATATGCGACCCAACTGGCATACGATTCAGGCGACCGGGATGATGACCAGACCGTTCGTAAACGAACGGGAGTGACGTTGATGCCTTGGAAGGCATCGGTGCCACAGGACTCTCTAAAGAGCCCACTGATGCAACTCTTGTCACGGTTTATTTTTAAACCAAACGACTCGAGTTGTTCGATTGCGTCTAGGGCGAAAGCCCGTGGAACAATCACATCATCTCCATACACGAGGATACTCTCACGAGTATCCTGATCCGATCCTGCCTTTGCAGTCAGAATCGCCCAGATAGTTAACGCCATAACTGGGAAGCATAAACAGCTTCCCATAGGCGCGAACTTCTTAAGCGGTAGAATCTGACCACTTGGCAGAATTGTAGCTGAGCTCCTACATGCTTCCAATGCCTCATATATATGAGGCGGGAATAGTAGGCGAACCAGATCAACCGAGACGCGATCACTTGCCTCATTGAGGTCAAGCGTCGCGTACCTTCCATCTTGAGACCCTAAAAGGGCACCAAATTGGTTAGGTAGTTGATTGGTGAAGAAGACATTGAACTTTGTGAGTTCAGTGCTCTCCACATGCTCGACAATGGCCCGACCGAGACCTTGCTGAATCCATTGATAATCAACGGGTTCGCAGGATATAAGTCGTGGCCCGCGTGAGTCCTTCGGCACGAGTACTACCCGTGCAGGAAGGTCCACTTCAGTTAAAGCAACGAATTGCTTTAACTCGTCGCAAATATGCCCATATGATACGTAATAATACGAATCAGTGGGGTAATATTTAGCGATGTTCGCCGAAACGTTAGTCCAACGGTACTTCTCCCAAAGCTGTTGCTTAGTAGCAACAGCACCGGGGCCGTGTGAGGGATTACGTTTTTCGGGTCAAAAGACGCAAACAACTTCGCAAGAAGTCGTTGGGCGTCGCGCACAATCCTCAGTTGGTCGTCCCATATAGAATATGGGCGATTAGACCAGGGGATTGCATTACAGGCCTCTTCGATTTCTCGAAGAGACGTTGTAACTATCGATAAGTCGTCTTCGGTTTTCACAAACCGATCAACGACCTGCTGTTCTTGCTCCGTACTATACGGCAGTTCGTACTTATAATATAAATACAGAACTTGTCGTAATGAACGGACTGCTTGGACTGACGGTTCCGGAAGGACAGTCCCGTCTGGATATAGTACCAAACTGAAGAGCTCACCCAAAAACTTGGGTAAGTTACTGCCGGGGATGGGTTCAAACCCATGCTCAGCACAGTTCAGCGGCGTACTATTGGTCAACGCTCTATCGAGCGCTTTCCCCAGGCGGGGCAAGGTTTTCGAAAGAAAACCTAGCCCTTCCGATGCGATTCGAGAGGATACCTTGTTAAGGGTATTCTTTTGACTCGAATTGTTGAACACGACTCCATGGTGTCTAAAGACATCACGGAGTAGTGCAGCGATGATTTCATTATCATCTAGGCTCTTATCATGTACCATAAGGTAACATTCCTAGAGCATGCATACACTCCGTGACTCCATCTAACTTACGAACTGATAATACAATGAGTAAACTCACTGCAAACCAATCATTCTTGCCATCGATACCGAACGGCCGAAGGAGGAAATCAATCCTCCTCCTAACCGTCGCGGTACCGACGACAATTGACGGAACGCTTCTGACCGTGAACCAGGACGAAGAGTACTCTGACTTCTGGACTCCTTTAGTAATCCCCTTTAGGGGGACGATTGAGGAACTCCAGCGCCAGCTTACTCTGAACGCTCCTAGTCCGTGGATCAGAACGATCAATCAAGCCGTTTAGAAACGGCCGGAACGACTGGAGATGAAATGCCGTTTGTAGGGCCCGATTCTACCACTAATGGTAGAGCTTTCGGGTTACCTATTCGCGGTTCTTTCATCTTCAGATCGAAGTCGGTGGCACTGCACCCTAACAGGATTAAACCTGATAGAAGGGCGCAGGCACCGGAACGTCCCTGACCTTTAGTGTTTCTGTGATTTTTCACAGGCCACCCGAGACCAGGGCATCGGCACCATTGCCAGTG